CAGATATTTTCCTTTTCGTTTCCATTGAAACAGTGTGCCCAGGAGCACCCTCGCCGCCATCGCAGATATTTGTGAGCTTCGCTCCCGCTTTCCGAAACGAGGAAATCAATTTCGCCTCAGCCTTTGCTGCATACTCAATAGGAACAGTGGCAAGAATATGCATGGTCGGTTCTTTGCCTGATTTCAGGACTCTTTTAAACCATTTATTGCAATGAGTTGTTCCGCAATCCGCATCTTTGCGGTGGCAGTGATATCTGATTAGCGGACGCGCCATGGTCTTACCGACATATCTCACGCTGGCGGGCGATACCATTTCATCTTCACCGATCAGGGCATATAAATAGGCAAATCCTTCTCTCCTGGGAAAACATTGAATATTTGCGGTTGCCCTATGAATGCAATCGATCATTGGGTTCTCGAATCTATTTCCGCGAGCTTGGCCTCGAACGCCGCCGACGCCGCGTCCTCGGCTGCGCCGTCGACGCTCCTCTGCGACGGATAGAACCACTCGCGCTTACCCATCGGTGGAACGTGGGCCCGGTTCATGAACACGTCCTTGCCGCTCTTGTCCTTCCAGTGAAGCGCCTTGGCCTTGGTTTTCGAGAGTTTCCTCACCGCGACGTCGAAACCCTTGCGGCCCTTCTCCAGCCAGTAACCGTAATATCCTTTGCGCTTCTCCGGGCCGACGAAGAGACGCCGGCGCGTTTCTCCCGTCAGAGTTCTCAGCCGTCTGCCCTCGATGATCTTGATACTTGCGGCGAGTTGCCCGGTCCTGCGCGGGGCTGCGGCGATGGCCGCATCCTTATAGACTTTCGCCGCGGCGTTTTCCGCGAACGGCACAGCCTCCTCGGAGGTCGCGCGCATCAGTTTTATCAGGGCGTCGAATTCTTCGGCCACGCTATTCCTTTTTCTTCTTCCCGAAGATGTTCATCCATTGGAGCATCTGGATTTTCTGGTTCATCCAGTTGCCCGGTGGCTTGGGCTGGACTCGCTCCTCGGCTGGCCCCGTGAATCCCTGGAGGATCGCTCCGGCAGGATCCAGGGGTTCGAGAAGCGAGAACGCCATCCACTCGTCGAAGGTTTCAGCGTCCATCTCCGACAACATCCGGTCGACGTCCCACCGGCCGAGCACCTTCGCTAGGCGGAAGGCGAATCGTCGCTCGGGATGGGCGCTAAGTTTTTTGATATTTCCTCGACCTTCGGCACGAATTCCGTGCTGCTTATTTTCAGGATCTTCGTCGCGATCTGGTCGATCACGACGCCCGGAATCTCCTCGGCGACGGCGCCGCTTTCGTCGTCCTTGTAAAGCCTCGCGCCCGCAGCATCGACGAGGCCCTCGGCGATGACCTGGCATTGGAACTGGAGAACTTCCTGCGGGTCGCTTTTCTTCTTGGCGCCGAGTTCAAGGGAAATGAGTTGCAGTTTTGCCCTCGCCAGTCCGCTGAGACGACGAAGCCAAACCTCCAGCCCGAACTCCTCCAACGGAAACTTCTCGATTCGACTCTGAAACTTGGAGCGCAGCTCTATGCGATCCATAGATCCTCCTTTTGAGGTTGTGAAAAACGAACCGCTCAGACTTCACGTTTAACTTACGACGAATCCCGCCGACAACTTGAGTGTCAAAGCCATCGTGAATTTGCCTTTCGTGTCCGAGTTGAACTTCACGCTCGGGTATGCCGAGAACGGGATCACGGTCCCGTCCGGATACGTGAGCGTGAAATGCTTCAGGGTCGTCGGAACGGCCACCGCCGCGGCGACGAGCGCCTCGTGCTGCACGTCGTCCTTGAGGTAATGGACCGTGCAGGTCACCTGGCCGGGAGTCTTGAAGGACGCCTTCTGCTCCTCGAACCCGCCCGCCGATTGCATGTGGGTGAAGTCCACGTATTGCTGGGTGATCTCCGGCCCGTCGATAGCGCCGAAAATCTCCTTAATCAGCGTGAACACCTCCGGCGAGGTGCCGTCGCCGAGCTTCAGTTGAGTATTGAGACCAAGTACGCCTTCCGATTCTGGCATTGCAGTTTCCTTTCGTTGAAAAAATACAAACGTTCATCGTCAAAAAAGCATCCTCGTTGGCTCACAGCTTGCGGTCGGTCGACCCTTTGGCGTGGATAAGTATCCATCGCCGTCGCACGATCTCCTCCGGAGGCCCCGTCATCACGAGGCGCCTGCTTCCCCATACGATCTGCTGGAACGCGGTCACGCCAGCCTTGTAGCGGATCCACACGTTGAATCCCTGCGTCGCGCTCTGCACCTGTTCCGTTTCCTCGTTCTCTCCTCCGGCCAGGTACTCAATCTTGGCGGGGACGTTGCTCGCGAAGGTCGAAGCCAGCGTTCCTTCCCCGTAGATGTTGAAAGGCGAAGTGACCTCTATGAGGTTGATCCTTTCCTTCATTTCTCCGATGCGCGGAGTATTCATCGTCACTCCTTCGCTTTGTTCAGCAGCTCGAGTCCGGCGGCGACCACCTTCTCCGGGTCAATCCTGTGGCAGATCCAATCGGCGCATCCGTGCCACCGCGGAGTGCTCACGCACGGGCGGCAGGTCACGTCCGCGGCGATCTTCACGTTCGGTTCTTGGATGGGAGGCGTCTTTGTTTCGCTCGACGCCGTATAGACGATCACGACCGGAATCCCCAGCGAGGAGGCCAGCTGAGTCACTCCGGAGTCGTTGCCGATCAAGATCCGGCATCCCGCCAGGGCGTCCGGCAGGTTTCCGATGTTCCGGGTATCTACGTGCCACCCTGGAACGGATTCCACGCCGTCCTCCGGCAAGCCGAACACCGCGACGGATTTTCCCAGCTCGAGCAAACGGCCGGCGACCGCTTCCATGCCAGGCCATCTCTTACGCGTCCAGGTCCCACCCTTGGATCCGGGGGCGATCCCTACGTCCCAGCGCTTGTCGCGATCCAGATCCCGGCACCAATCCGATACATCCGGGATCTCGGTTTTCCATCCCCGGTCCTGGGCGAGTCGAAAATTGGACTTCCATTCGCAGTAATAGATCGTCGGGATCTGGTACTGCGTCACGACCCTGCCTTTCCAGGCTGCGGGCCTCCACTGTCCGCAAAGCATCTCTGATCCATTCACCCTCGCATCAGTCACGATTTCATCGGTATAGGAGCATCGCCTCCAGAGCGGCGAGGTGTCGAAATCCGTCTGAACGTAGAGCGAGATCCGATATCCCATGATCTTCAAGGCCTTGACTGCCGGCAGCATGAACACGCAGTTGCCCATGCCGGAGGCAAAGCCGATCACAAGCGATTTCATCCCAAACCTCCGTTCCCATCGGAGATCACTTCCTGCCATGCTGACGCCCAGCGCTCGAATGTGTACGCCGCATAAAACGACGGCTTCGTCCTGCCTCGCGCGAGTTTCCTTTCGATGACTGCGGCGACCAGGTCCGAACGGTCGCGGTCCATCCAGGGAATCACTTCGCAGTCGTTGAATTCCCGGTAATTTCCAACGTTCGTCGTTACGATAGGCAGTTCTGCGGCCTCCGCGTCGCAGACCGCATACGATCCGCCCTCCGAAAGTGACAGGCAGAGGTAGAGCGACGCCTCGCCGTATTGGTGACGCCGACCTTCCATGTCTTTGAAATCGAGCGGCTGGAAATGCCAATGAGGATGATGGACGGCGAGTTGCTTCCAAGCGTCCGCGCCCTTGTTATGGTCGCGCCAGTCCCCGATGATCTTCGGCTTGCCGGATTTAGGCAGCGACGGGATCTGCTCGACCCAATGGGGAATAACTTTTGAATACTCCAGGTCGAAGAGATCCGGCGCAGCGTCTTGAGAAAATCTCTCTTGCACCCATGCGCTCGGGGAAACGGAGACGGGAACGCTCGCCTCGGTAAGGCAGTTCAGGAACATCAAACGCTGGCGTTCGATCATCTGCAACGTCGCCTCGCTCCTCCAGGATCGGTCCCTCTGGTAATGGGTGAGAGCGCACCCGTGGTGGACGATGATCTTGCGGTTTGCGGCGGGAACGATCATCGAAAGGTGGTTGTCCGCGATCACGACGTCGTCGTCCCGGAGATCACCGGGCAATCTCGTAACGGAGATCAGCCCAGGCAGGACTGCGCGTAATTCCAAGTCGAACCGAGACACGCCCGTCCACCCGCCTTGTTCGACGGTCTTGGTCACGAGGCTGTAGATCCTCATGCCAGGTATTCCTCGGACGAAATGATCCGGTCCCGGATCAGGTCCACGAGCCAGCGGACGCCTTTGAAATCCTCGCACTTGGCCGCTTCCCAGGTGATGTGCAACGTGATGATTGCCTTGCCCGGCTGATCCAGAAGCGCCGGCAACGTCTCCTCCAGCGGCCTGTCGGTCGGCTTCATCCTCCACAGGGTAGCCGCGTAAGTTGGTTCCCAGCTCGGCACGAAGGTCACGCGCCCCAGCGGGTAGGGCGGAGGAGGCACCGGCCACCTGCTCGGTTCCCTTTCACAATGCGACGAGCCGCCCCAAATGAAATGCAAGCCCTCCAGGTAGCAAGCCTCGGCGAGGTCGGGCTCATAGGCGTTGAAAGGCAAGACCATGTGCGCGACCGGAACGTTTTGCAGAGCCCGCTTGCCCAGCGCGATCCGGAGGCGGCATTCTGCGCGGTTGGAATCGTGAAACTCGGACGCGACCTTGCTCCCGCTGAGTTCATGATTGAAACCGTGCATGGCGACGGTAAGGGCGTCCGGGCACGAGCGCAACCAGGCCAAACCTTTGCCATCCACGCAGGAAGGAATTACCGCGGCGAGGTAAGGCAGTCCCTGCATGGCCGCGTGATACTTCTGCGCCATCTCGAGCCCGGGATCCTTCGTCCCGCTGGAGGTCCAGCCGAAGTCGTCGACGCGGATGCAGAACTTCAAGCCGCTGCCTCCTCTCGCAACTTCCATTCGTTGGTGCGCGGAAAATGGAAAATCATGATTTCTCTTCCGACGTTGCCCTGCGCGTCCATCGGATAGAGTTTGTTGCCCCGCAGTATGCATCGGTTCCAGCGTTCCAGACGGTCATGGGCCTCGACCCCGGCATAAAAAGCACGCATCCTTCCGGCCTCCACGGCGACCCTCACGACCCCGTTCAATCCGGATTCGTCCAGGTTCGCATATTCCGGGATCGCGACCAGGTCAAGGCGGCTTTCATAGAGTTTTGCCATCGCCGGCACGTTACGAAAAATCGTGAGCGGCCCCGTGACGCTGTAACTGTTGCTGCCGATCATGTCGTATCGCGCCATTAGTTCATCCGTGAGCAACGAATCCCAATCGCCCCACACGCAATCGAACTCGCCCCATCCCCACCATTCATATTTCGCGAGGAGATCGGGATACATGTCCGCGAGCATCGGGCGCAGCTCGCAAAGCGACTGCCCTCGGGGAAAACTCTCGCTCCGCTTCCTGACGGGGAAGCCAACCAGCTGGCTCGCCCTGGCTTCGAACTCGTCCATCGTGACCGGCATCCTGGACGTATTCAGCTCCGGCGCGAAGCGGGCCGCGTCTCCGAGCAGGATCATCTCGATCCGCGTCGTCGCTGCCGCGCGCCTGAAAAACTGCGGCAACCAGGCGGGCGCGTTTCCCCACCAGGGCATGACTAATCCGATCGTTCGCATCAGCACCTTGCCAGCACGGCTTGCTCGATGAGAGAGCAGATCCGGTCGACGTCATCCTCCTCGACCTCGGTCCCCGTCGGGAGGCACAACACCCGCTCGCTCAGCCGTTCCGTCCACGGCAGCGGCGCGTGGAGCTTGGAGGCATACGGCTCGGACCTATGACATCCGGGATAGAAATATCGCCTCGCCATGATGTTCTCGTCCCAGAGCGCCCTTTGAAGTTCGTCCCTGAATCCGTCCACCTCGACGACGACATACTGGTAGTTGAATTGCCCGCGATAGTCGTAGCGCAGGAGACTGATACCGGGGAGGTTTTCCAGGCGCTCCCAATATCGTTTGTGGTTTCGAAGGTTGACCGCTATGAAATCCCACATGCTTTCGAGCGAGGTCAAGCCCATCGCGGCGCAGATCTCCGGCATCTTGCCGTTGATGCCGAGTTCGATCACCCTGTCGGGCCCGGCGAAACCGAAATTGCGCATCAAGCGAGCCTTCGCAGCCAGGGCAATATCGTTCGTCGAGATCATCCCGCCTTCGAAACTGTTTACGAACTTGGTCGCGTGAAAGCTGAACACTTCCGCATCCCCGAAGTTTCCGACCGGCTTTCCCCAGGCCGAACATCCGAACGCATGGGCCGCGTCGAAGATGAGCGCCAGGTCATAGCGGTCGGCGATTTCCTCCAGGGCCGGGACGTCGCAAGGTCGGCCCCAAAGGTGAACGCCCAGGATGGCGCTCGTCCGCGCCGTGACCAGCTTCCCGACCTCTTCCGGATCCAGGTTGTGCGTTTCGTCCACGTCGCAGAAGACCGGCGTCAGTCCCTGCCAGGTCAGCGCGTGCGCGGTCGCGACGAAAGTGAAGGAAGGAAGGATGACCTCGCCTTCCAATCCGAGAGCGCGGACCAGGATCCCCAGGGCGGTCGTGGCGTTGCAGGTCGCGACGCAATACTTTGCTCCGACGCAGCGGGCAACCTCCCGTTCGAACTCCTGCACGAGAAGCCCGTCGTTCGTCAGCCAGTTGCGGTCGAGCATCGCGTTGACGCGTTCCAGAAATCGTTGCCGGTCTCCGATGTTGGGTCGGCCCACGTGGAGGATCCTGTTCATCACCGGCACCTCGCGGGAACGCCGTAGGCGACCGCATTGTCGGGGACGTCCTTGACGACTACGGCCCCGGCCCCGATGATCGAGTGCGTCCCGATCTTGATGCGCTCGATCACGCTGGCGCCGATTCCGACCTTGGTACCGCGCCCGATCCGGACGTTCCCTGCCAGGCGGGCGCCTGGGCAAATATGAGCCCCGTCCTCGACCAGGCATTCGTGGTCCACGCTCGCGCAGGTATTAATGATCACGTTGCGCCCGATCCTGGATCCGGAGTTGACCACGGCACCCGCGGCGATCACCGTCCCCTCCCCGATCTCCGTGTCTCGCGCCACCGTGGCCATCGGATGGATCGCGGTCACCAAATCGAAGCCCGCTTCGCCGGCGAGTCCGGCCAACCTCGACCGCGCGTCACAATCGCCGATGGCGATGATCAGCTTGACGTCCGGATCCAACGATGCCAATTGCTCCCTGCTTCCCACGATATGACCGCAGATTTCGAAACACCCCATCTCGCGCAAGATGTCGGCGACTACCAGGGAATGACCTCCTGCGCCCCAAATCATTACCTTCTCTTTCGACACCATATACTTCCCCGTCCGGAAGGATCCATTCGCTCAAGCGGAAGATCCTCCAGTGCGGCGAGAACGTTCGGATCGTCGGCGTCGTGCCCGCAAAGCAACCCGCCCGATTTTATCTTAGGCGACCAAATCCTATTGTCTTCCAGGACGGCGTTCGTTTTATGGTCACCGTCGATGAAGACGACGTCACACGAGCGGTCCGCCACGAGCCAAGCGGCAGCCGCCGATGACATCACCATGATCAAACTCGCGAGGCCGGGACGTTCCTTCCGGACCTGTTCGTGGACCCGGACGAAATCCTCCATCACCGGGCCGTGCTCTTTCACATATTTGACGGTCGCGCCGTCGTAGGTCCCGCCGTCGAACGTGTCCACGGAGATGATCGTCGCCGGCAGCGGCAGACTCAAGGCGACCGCCGACCAGGATTTCCCCATCCAGGATCCGACCTCCAGCCAGACCGCGCCCGAAGGCAGCGCCGCGGCGATCCGCGATAGCCAGGAGAGTTCCAACTCTCGCATCCATCCAGGTATCCCGAGGGCGAATTCGACCGGGTTCACCATTCCTTTAACGGCGGCTCCTCGCCTGCCTTCTGAGGGTTGTTCCAACACGAGTCCTCGGCCTTGTAGAGGAAACTCCGGACGAGGCCGGGAACGCACAGCACGGGCCGGTTGGTTTTCTGAGACGATTTCGGGCTATCGCGCACGAACCACCAATCGACGTCGCTACCCAAGCCGCGGCCAAGTCCCTGCCGCTTCGGTGCGCCCAGCTCCCGCGTAGGAATGGGCATCATGTCGCGCCAGAAGCTCGCGGAGGCGTGAACGTGCGTCGCCCTGATGGCCCACTTGTCTTTGATGCTGACGCCGTCGACGACGCTCTCCTTGTGCGCCCGATGCTCGCCGGCGTCGTGGCCGGTCAAGACCTGGCTGTACTTCTGGAACCTGGAGAGGATCTCCAGCATTTTCGGATGGACATCGACGTCGTCCTGAAAATACGAGATCCATCTGACGTCTTTGTCCGCGAGCCAGTAGGAAAGGCCGATGTTCATGGCCGCGGCGAGGCCGCGGTTGCGCGGCACGTAGAGGTAATCCGCGATGGCGCACTTCTCAAGTTCCCGCGTCCACCTGGTCACGCTCCCGTCGTCCACCACCAGCACGGGTGCGCCGAGCCTGGCAATCTGAGGCAAGGATCTCTCCAGGGCTGAAGGTCGGTTGAAAGTCGTCACGAGGATGGCCGTCGTCATACGGGCGAAGTCGCCGTCACTCCGGCGAGGTTTTTGATTTTCAGGAAGTATTCGTTAGCATCCCATTTCCATCTGCTGCCCGTCCAATACTTCCAGCGGGTCGTGATACGCCGGATCTCGAACTCATTGTTTTCGTCGAGGATCGTCGTGTCGCTCTGCGTAAGTTCTATGTCGACCGACGAGGCGAGCGGCGAGATCGCGGTTTCGGCCAGCATCGCCGTTTCGCTGAAAGCGTCGTCGATCCGGTACCAGGCGTTGTTGGGAACCACGGGCGCCCCGTTCTCGTCCGTGAAAGCGACCGTCACTTTGGGAGTCGTTCGTTCGTTGACTTCTTCCATGTTATTTGAACACCTCGAAGTCGGTGTCGGGTTTCTTGAGGCTGAACGTCTGGCCCGGTTTTTTAAGAGAGAAATTGGTTCGCGCCTTCGCCAGGATTAACGTCGCATAGATGGTCTGCGGAAGCACCCCGAGGATGACCGTCGGATCGGTCGAACTTATCCGCGCCTCTGCCGCGGTCGGCGCGACGATCATGGAACTCTGCATCACGTCGGGAGCAATGCTTCGACCTATGGCGGCAGCCGCCTGCGGGGTCGCGGAAATTGACCCGAACACTATCGTCGGAGCCACGGATAAGATGACCGCGGATGCCGCGCCCGGCTGCACGGTGACGTTCGCGCCCGCCTCGACGGTCGGATCCACGGTCATGACGACCGCGTAGGCGGCGTTCGGAGCGATCAGGATTGCGCCGAGAACCACCGTCGGTCCGGCCGAGGATGCAGGGCTCGCCGCCGCGACAGGACCAAGCGAAAGCGATCCTTGAACAACCGTCGGGGCGTAAGAAGTTGCTTTGCCTTCAGCCGCTGTTGGACCGAGCGCGAGTGATCCGAGCACCGCGGACGGATTCACGGCCAGGGCCACAGAGTAGGCCGCACTCGGAGAGATTGACAATGCGCCCAGGACGATTTCAGGACCGGATGACGATGCAGGACTTGAGGCCGCGGAGGGAGTCAGCGACAGAGAGCCTTGCATGACCGTTGGGGCAACGACGGCTCCTCTGCTCTCCGCTGCCGCTGGTGCCAGGGCGAGCGCCCCGAGAACGACGGTCGGATCAACCGACGTACTCTTGCCGGCAGCAGCGCCCGGCGCGACGGTTATGTTGCCGGTCGTGTACTCATGGAAACCCATGTCCCAGGTGCCCAGGCGCACGAGGCGATCGATATCGTCGTCGAAGGCAAACAGACCGTCCGCCGCAAGACTGGTGCCGAGATCCATCGCGCCGACGTCGGTCGAGGCAAGATGGAAATTGTCCGTTCCAGAGGCAAACGTGAAGGTGTGGCTGTTGTGATTTCCCGTTCCGCCCCAGGTTTCCGCGCTTGCGTCCTTTGAGGTGCAGTAGCTGACGTCGATGGTGCCTGCCGCGCCGCCAGCCCTGACGTAGTCCCCGGACACGCCGTCGGACCCGATGCAGTTCACAGCTTTGGCGACCGCCGTCGCGACGGTAGCGGCGAAACGGATGTTATACGCGCCATTGTTCGTGGACGTGCAGTTATAGGCGAACGAGGTGTAGCCCGCCGTCTGCATGATGACGTTGATGCCGTGCTGTTCGTTGTTGTGGAAAAGGCAGTCGATGGCTCCGTTTATTCCCGCGGAGTTGGACAGGGTCAAGCCGTTGCACTTTCCGCTGCCGGAATTATTGCTGTCCACGACGAGCAGGCCAACGAATCTGATTCCCGTAACCGAGGCCCCATTGATAGTCACGGCGTCAACTGTGCCGGTGTTGTTGATCGTTGTCTTGCAGACCAAATCTTGAATCTGGCAGTAACTTTCCTCGACGGTGATCACGGTGCCCGCCGTGCTGAAGAATCTCACGCCGGTCGAAGGATCTCCGCTGTGGAAATTGACCCCGTTCGTTCCGCTCCCCGACGCCGGGCGGATGATCCTGAACCGGGTCGAGTCGACGGTAGCTCCCGCAATAACAATTTGCTGATCGTAGCTGGATTGGTCGTTGTAGCATTCCAAGACTTCAACCTTGTTGGCAGACACGAGATTGTAAGTCGTATCCACCTCCCACGTGGAAAGCGAGGTGTACGCGCGGGCCGCACCAAAAACGGACACATGCTCGATTGCCCCTCCCGTCCGCCTCGAACTCGCCATCTACGCATTCCTCACGGCAATCAGGTCGGAGAGCGATACTTTTGCCGCCCTGAACCTGTCGCGCAAATTACCCAAGCCCGTGATCATCACGCCGCCCAGGGGTTGATAGTTGTCATCCCGATTGCGAACGCGATTCCAGTCGATCGCGAAACCTGCCGCCGATTCGATGTCAGTGAAAGAAAGATGGAACCGTCTCTTGCCTGTTTTTGGAAAATCCGGAATCGGAAAACCATCGGCGTCCACGCCCCTGATCCAGCGCAGCACGCCGTCGGTGTAATGGGCCATCGTCAGCTTTTGGGCTTGCGCCATGCTGGTCATGTTCGGGAAGTCCAGTTCGACGATGAGGAAGTGCTTCACTTCTTCCGTTCCCCACCGATGACGGGAGGGCATGACGGCAACGATATCTCCCTCAAACACCCCGCCACGATCCTGAACGGCTATTGCAACCGATACCCTCATGCAGCCCTCAGCAGAGTTTGAACGCCTTGTCCTCTGCCAGAATCCGCAGTCCCATCGGCTTGCCGCCGATGCTCTGGTGCAGTAACTCCGTGAACCATTTCCGCGCGCATTCAAGTGCGCGATTGCGGTCGATCTTTCCGCTAGCCTTCAGGTCGCTCGTCTCGGCATGGGGAACGAGCGCGAGATCCATGCCGTCCGCGCCGAGTGACTTCGCTTCGTCGTAATACATGCGGAGAGGGTTCGGCGTGCCCTTGAGGTCAAGAAATTTATCCGGGGCCAATTTGTCATCGCCCAGGATAGCTTTGATTTCCGCGATCATGGCGGGATAGATCTCGGATGGCTTGACTACGAACCCGACATGCGCGCCGGTCAAGGCCGCTGCCGCCTCGCTGGGTTCGGTTTTTACCGCGAGTTTCGATAGATCGATCATTGCAGGCTCCTCTTCTCTTGGTGAAATCGTTATTCCATCAGGTCCAGTTCGCAGTTTTGAAGCGTTAGGCTTTGCCCGACGCTCACGGTGCGATCAGAAACCAGATCCCAAAAAACCAGCACCAGGCGGCTGCCCTGCGTGGCGTTGTCGTCGTTGAAGATGGCATAGCGAGCGCCGCTGCCGGAAGCCGGCAAGTTGCCACCGGACGCCGTCCACACGAGGTCTTTGAGCTGAATGATGGCCTTGTCGTTGACGTCGTCTTCGGTTAATACGTCGAAATCCGTGGCATTTTTGGTCAGCGACATGCCGCCCGTGGTATAGCCGTTACCGTTGGGAATCTCGGTCAGTTCCGATTTCGTATTGGTGTCGGCGACGGGTGCAACGGCCGATGTCACGAGCGCGACGTAGTAGTTCGTCGGCAGCGCCGTGCCGCGAAAAAGCCAATCAAGGAACTTGTATTTCCCCCTGTTCGTTGTTCCGGCCATTTGGCCCTCCTGTGATGATTAGTCTTTCGTTTTCCCAGAACTCTTCCGGGATCTCCGACCTTCCGATCTCTTCGTTGATTCCGATCTTCTTGGAGGTATGGTGGCAGGAGTGGATGCGGGCGACCATCTGGTTCGTCTCCTTGCTGGCCGCAATTTCCCGCGTGATCGGGTACACGAAATCGTTGTCGCTCGCCTCCTGCTTGGAGCGAAAACGGTGGATCTCCCAAAAGTCGCGCCGGTAGCAAAGCGTGGTGCCGCAAACGTAGCCGGGGATCCGGGAGCGATAGATCATCGGACGCGATTCGTCGGCCTTCCAAAAAAGCAGGTTCGAAAACCCGGTCACGATCTTGCCCGTCTGAGCCAGGATGTCGATCTGGCGCTGGATCCTTGTCGCGGCGGACCAATCGTCGTCGTCGAAATGACAGATGATCTCGCCCCTGGCGAGGGAGTTCACCCGGTTCCGTTTGTCCCCAGTGCAGAGCCGCTTGTTCTCGAACACATATCGGATCATAGGATCCTCCGGCAAGAGATCCTCCACGGGTTCCTCGCCGTCGTCCAGGATCACCAACTCGCGGTTCTCGTAGGTCTGCTTCAGCCAGCAGTCCACCGCGGCGAGGATGAACCTGCGCCGGTTCCACGTCGGCATGACGCAGCTTACCAGGGGATCGCTCATCTTCTCCTTCAGGCCAGCGCGTGGTCGCGGAAGGGTTCGAGCAAAGCCAGCACGTAAGGCGTGAATACCTGGGCTTCGCTCGCGAGCCGGTTTTCATAGATCTCGGCCAGGACCGCCAGGGTCGCCGCCTTTAGATTGGCTTCGACGAACGAAATGGGTTTTGAATAGTTCTCCGCGAGCGTCTGGTAAACGTCTGTAGGTTTCGGAGGGCCTGTCGCCGGCGACGCCTCCTCCACCAGAACCTTGATCCGGTTCAGCACCATCCCGGAGGCGAGCGGGATCTTATCGTTCACCTCCGCGTCGAACGAGGAGTCATCGGACGCGATCCTCAAGTGCCTTTTGGCTTCGTCCAATTCGACGAGGTTCATGTCATTGTTTACCTCCATCGTATCCGAGCTGGGTGAGGTCACGGCCCGGAGGCCCAGGCAGTCCTGGCTGCCCGTCCTTTCCGTCATGCCCGTCTTTGCCCCGTTGGCCTTCCTTGACCATCAATTTCCAGTCGGTTGATTTGCCGGGCGCCGTTTTTGTTTCGTTCGCCTGGCAGTGCCATGCCGACCCGCCCCAGGTGGTGACATCCCCGTGCCGGTATATGAGTTCGGAATCATAGATTCCCCGGTAGATCATCATCGGGATGGTGAACTCGCTGATCCGAGCGACCTGCTTGCCGGTCAACCGAGCCGTCACGGAAAAACGCCTGGGATCTTCTCCCTGGCAAACCTCGATCTCGGAGATCCCGGCCCAGATGACTTCCCAGCCCGAGTCCTCCAGCGTCTCACCCGGAATCGTGTCGCGGAAAGAACGGACGATGCCGCCTTCGTGCCTCGCGTAGGTCCCTCTCGGGTAGGATCTCAGGAGATCCAATCCCGGTAAAACGTCGATCTGGAGAGCGTCCCGACCAGGTGATCCGGGATCTCCAGGACGCCCCGGAGGCCCGGTAATCGCCTCGCCTTTCTCGCCTAGAGGCCCAGGCTCGCCTTTCCTTGATTCCCCTGGAGGTCCAGCTTCGCCCCTCTGCCCGTCTTTGCCATCGCGCCCGTCTTTTCCGTCTTTAGGGATCGGGATCTGCCGGAGAACTTCCGAGACGATACCGGGCACGTCGACGACCGCATCCCTGCCATCCTTGCCTGGCAAACCATCTTTCCCTGCAAGTCCTGGAGGCCCGGTAATCGAGTCGCCTTTCTCGCCTGGAGGCCCTGGCAGACCTGTCACCGACCGGCCTGGAGGTCCCTCTTTACCAGGTTCCCCATCTTTACCTGGCGAACCTGGTTCAGCTTTCTCTCCATCCTTCCCTGGAGGTCCCGGTTGACCTTTCTCTCCGTCTTTTCCGTCGCGCCCGTCCTTGCCTGGAGATCCCGGAGGCCCCGGTTCGAGTTGTCTAGCCTCCAGATCGTCGATCCGCTTTCCAAGGCTTTTGATCATATTAGAGACGAACTCGGTCACGACCTCCTTCAATGCTAGAAACAAACCCGTGCGTTCGTTCTCGTCCATCATGTCAAGAACACCTTTCTCGCCTCACAGTAGTTGAATAGGCGATATTCATCGCAACTAGGCTGGGCGATGAGAGGCGCGGCCAATTCTTTCGCCGGAGGAGTCGCGGGCGGCGTGTTCGCGAACGGGTTCGGCGACGCGTCGCGTTTGGCGAGAGCAGCCAGACTGTAGTTTTGCTGCTGGAGGTAAGGCGTGTTGCCTCCGGTCACCTTCGGGTAGTTGGCCTTGAACCTCGCCTCGTCCGGGCTCATCCAGCCGCCGCCGACCGCCTTGGAGTTGGTTTCGTAGAGTCCGGCGGTATCCATCCTCATGAGGTTGTCGAGGTCCAATTCCGTCCCCATGTTCGCGGCCAGGCCGAGGCCCTCGTCGAGGCACAGTTCCAGGGATTCGATCAAGATCTGAAGGCAATCCGTGTAGTACGAAGTGATCAGCGCCTCGACGTTGCCGGCGTACGGAGGCATCGGCCCTCCGAGTTTGAACAACGGGTAATGAAACGCCCTGGCGACGTCCTCGATGGTGAACTTCAGTTGGTCCGCGAGTTGGGATTGCTCCGCGGTCATCTGCATCGCCTCGAACTTCAAGCCGTCTCCGAGCACGGCGAGACGACCGACGTTCGATCCTCCGAACTTCTCCTCGAAAGCGGTCTTGAGGCGGACCGCGGTGTCGTCCTCGATGTGACCTGGCGCCGTCAGGATCCCTCCGGGCAAGGCCCGGTTCGCGAAAAACCCGGTGCTCGCGTTTTGGATCTTGTTTCCCATCGTCGCGGAGAGAGCGCAGGCGTAGAGAGGCGACACGCCGATCAGCGGGTGGAAAAGCGAACACATCATGTCGTGGATGATCTCGCTCGCCGGCACCGTGACGCTTTCGATTCCCTGCTGGGAAAGATAGTCCGTCTGGAGTTGGTAGAACACCGAGCCGTCGTCGGCGACGAGACACGTCACGCGGAGAGGGTTTAAGACGTAGAGCGCATCGACGACCTTGTTCGCGTTTCTCTTTTTCAGGATGTAGGTGTTTCCGTTCAGCAACTTTGAGAGGATCCATTGCTCGAGGAACTTGATGCGGTTCTGGTAGTGGTTCGGCTTGCGCAGGACGTCGAGCAACGGGTCGTCCTCGGTGATCTCGTTCCAGATTCCGCCTTGGTCCTTCGTAAGTTTGATCCGCAGTTTCGAGACGTCCGTGGCGATGCCGGTCGTGCACGCGAACACCGCGGAGAAGTTAAGCAGTTGCTCCGTCGTGTTCGTCTCGACGTTCGACTGCCAGGCACCGGTGTAGGTTTCCAGAATCCTGCCCCACCAGTACCACGAGGAACTGACCCGGCTCACGACCGCCGATTTCAGCGCCCTCCAAACGGTTTTCAGCGTTATCACTCGTCGGCCTCCGCGTCGCGCCTTCTGAATCGCCCGTTCCTGGTCCGTTTCGAGAGCGCTTCATCTGGAGGCGGGGGTTTCTTGACGACAGCCTTCTCATCCATCTCGACGTAACCCATGCGGATCAAGATCGGAATGTCGCGTTCGTAAGCGGGATACGAGGATCCCCTCATCCGCCGGGCACCGGAGTAGGAATGATTCTTTTTCACGACGACGTTTTTCACGGCACTCCTCCAGTTTGGAAAAGAGGAGAGATCCCGCATGATCCGGAATCTCTCCCCAGATTTGTTGGATCAGCGAGCACCTACGGGCTGCCCGCGGCGTAATTCGCGCTGGTGATGTAGTAAGTCGCCGCGGTTCGCCGCTTGGCCCAGTTGACGGTGCGCTCGACGCGCAGGCCGACCTTGTTCTCCTGCCACAGGCTGTGCATCGTGACCACGGCGGGCGACCCGCCGTCGTCCATCACGAGCGAAGCCTCGCGGCTGGCGTCCAAGGTGATCCCGCCCTCGTCGGCGAGCAGGATCTCGCTCGGCGCCAAGATTCCCACGACGCCCGAGCATGCGCTGTTCGAAGTCACGGCCAGGTAGCCTTCCAGCGACCCGCCCTCAGCCTTGACGTCCGGAAATTCCTTCTGCCCCAGCGCGTTTCTCATCAGCGACATCGAGAGCGCCAGGCTCGGCTGCAAGACGAAGCAGAGGCCGGTCATCGGAATATCCGCGGCGATCAGGACCGACGCGCCCGTCTTGAAGTCTGCCCTGAAGTCGTCCGCGCTCGTGCCGGAGGCAGCGGCGTGGGACGACCCGTTCAGGACCGACGCCGGAGACACGTTCGCGGATCCGGCCACGGTCGGGTCGATGAACTGCTCGTCGAGGAACTGAATGATCGTGTCGGCGAGATCCTGGCGAACCAAGGCCTCGGCCGACGGGTTGGAAAGTCTGACGAGTTCTTCGGTCAGCACGACGATGCCGGCAGCCTTGAAGAAACGGAACTCGATGGTGTCGAGCCCGAGCTTCGTCAACGGCTTTCGCCCGCCTTCTCCGACCCAGCCCGCGCTGGTCGCGGAGGTCTGACGAGCGACCTTGATGTTGAACGGCACCTTGCGCAGGTTCGGGATCTTCCCGATGATCGTCTGCGGCCGCAAGAACTCGATGAACTCCGACGCCATGTAAGTGTAGTCGGCCAACTCCGCGGCCCAGCCCGTCGCCGTGGTGGTACCGGCGGCGACCGCGGCCTTCAAAACGGTTTCGAGTTCCGGCGTCTGCTCCATCCAGCTTTTGTTGCCGCGCACCATCTGGAGCGCCCGGTGCTCGTCGCCCTTCGCCGCCATCAAAGCCATGGCGAAGCGCACGAACGCCGTTCCCGGAAGGAGTTTCGGTCCCTTGACGGTGACGACGCCGCCCCGGAGGTTCGCTCCGGCCTGCGGGGACGTCACGGCCTTCGCCGTGATCGGGGTCGCGGAGGCGACCAGCTGCTCCTCGTCCTTCCGATACCGTTTCAGGTCCGTGTCGATGGTGTCGATCTGGGTTTGCAGACCGTCATACTCTTGGCCTTCCCTCTCGTCCATCGTGCGGCCTTCGTCTGTTGCCTTCTTCCGAATGGCTTCCTTGGCCGCAAGGGTAGCCGCTCGCTTCGCCTCCAACGAGGCGATGAGTTCCGCTATGGTCATATTCCCTTTCTTGGTGTGAACTCCGGTTACGCCCGCAGCGCCGGGCAGTTTTATGTTCTTGGAAACCGTGACGACTTCGGACGGATTGCGGCCAAACGCGGCCAGGGCGTCCGAAGAAGCAGATTTCACGCTCAAAATCGTGGCTTCAGCGTTCGCCGGTATGGTCACGGCGCTTATCTCCAGCAGTTCGATGCGGAGATAGTTGAACGCGTGTCGCTCCTTGTCGTAGCTCTCCTCCAGGCTGCGAAACCCGATGGAGAGACCGCGCACGAGCTTGGCCTTGATCAACGCCCAGGCCTCGTCGATGAACGTCGCGACGCCCGCGGCGGCGATCTTGACCTTGATCCACATCCCTTTCGGCTCCATCCTCGCGTCGATGACCATGCCTATCGGCTGCCGCGAGTTGTGCTGGTACAGGAACGGGATCGGCACGACGTATTCGATGCCCTCCTGGACCACGACGTCGTCGACGCGGTCGGGGGTCGGCGTCGTCGCGATGCCCTCGATCACGCGCTGCTCCTCGTCGACGGATTTGATCTCCATTACGGAGTAGAGGCGCTTCACTTCCATCTCCTTGCCGGAAGCTGCTTCGAACGCGCCGCCCCTGGAACCGCAATGGCTGCGGGCCGCGTCCGCGGTCCAGATGCTCTTGTCGTAGCGCAGCGCCTGGATCTCCGACTTGTTGTCCTTGATTCCGAAGATGACGTCGATGCACTTCCCATCGTGCTTCTGCTGGCAGTTCTGACGGGCGAATTTGTCGAAATCCTTGGGATCCCTCAGCCTGCACGCGTGCTCGCCTGGATACGGCATAAGTCCTCCTCAAACAAAAATGGCTTGGTATTCCTTCTTCGGCGGCGGCGGTTCCGGCACGAGCGCGCGGCAGAGCGCCGTGAGCAGCGCCATCGCGCCGTCGATCTTGTTCTCGACGAAATCCTTGCCGGGGTAGACGCGCCCGCCGCGGTCATAATGGCCTGTGACGTTCGACATCATCCATGCCAGGACGGGATCGCAGTTATGGTGGACCTTACCGTCGGCGATCAAGCCGATCAGCTTGTCGGTCGGCGCCGAGAGGTTTTTCATGTTCGGCAAAACCGGCACGACCGTGGCCCCGGTTCTCTCGGCGACCCGCTTTTCGATCCCCTGCATCCGGCTCGGGTCGCAGTCGACCTCACGCACCTGGTATCCTGCTTCGATCAGCGCGACGGAATCTTCCTCGACTTCCTTCTCGTCGGTCTGATTGCCGGCGTTACAGAGGATCCAACCTTCACTCTTCCATCCGGCATAACTCGCGTTGGTTGATTCTTTCAACTCTCCCTCGGAGAGGAAATGTTTGGAGAAAAGATAATAATGCGGCCCGTCCTCAAGATCGCGGCGGAACACGGCGACGCGTGACGAGAAATCATGGACAGGCGCGAAATCGAGGCCGAGCCAGCAGGGATCTTCCCTGAAATCCTCCATCCGGAGGCTCGTGTCGGCTTGTGCGTGCCATTTGATCATGTCGAATAGGGCCACGTTCGCGTTGACCCACTTGCTCATGTGCTTCGTAAGGAAGTTGTTCAGCGCGGACGGGATCGCCGCGGCCTTCGCAGCAAGCGGGCGCAGGTAGTCGAGGCCGACGCTAACCTCCAGGTTCGGATTCGCCTTGATCCAATTCTTTTCGTCCCGCCAGTCGTCGTCGTCGTCGAGCGTGTAGATGATCCCGAAATAAGTCTCGTCCTTCACCACGCCGTTGAGAATCTGCGTGACGTAGCGCCTCTGTTCGTAACAGATCCCGCTCTGGTTCGATCCCGCGGTCGTGATGAGCCAGAGGAGAGGCTGTTTGCGCGCCCCGCGCCCCGTCTCCAGGACGTCGTACAGCTTCCGGGTCTTGTGGGCGTGCAGCTCGTCGATGATCGCGCAGTGGATGTTGAGGCTGTCGAGCGAGTCGCTCTTGGCGCATAGGGGCCGGAAAAAGCTGTTCGTGCCATGCTGGTAGATCGAGTGAGCCGATGTGTCGACGCGGAAGGCGCTCCGGAGTCCGGCCTCGCGCTCCACCATTGGCTTCGCGCACTCCTGCCAGACGGCGCGGGTTTGGGTGAGATTTGTGGCCGCGCAGTAGGTCTCGGCCCCAGCCTCCCCGTCGGCGCACATCATGTAAAGCCCGATCGGCGCCGAGGTCGAACTCTTCCCGTTCTTGCGCCCCATCTCGTTGTATGCGATCCGAAAGCGCCGGAGGTCCGTCGCCCTCTGCACCCAGCCGAAAACCGTGGTCAAAATGAAGATCTGCCAGGGCTGGAGGATCAATCTCTCGTGTCGCTTCGCCCACTCGCCCTTGATGTGTGGCAGCAGCTCGATGAACGCGCAGATCCGATTGGCTTTTTTGTGGTCGAAACGGTAGAGCCCCGACTCGGACCAGCGCTCCAGGTCGTCGATTTGACGTTGGCAGGCGAGTTGCACCCATTTACAGGCGCGAATTTTGCCGGAAACGACGTCCTCAGCATATTTTCGTGCTTTTTGAACGTAGTTGACGGGTTTAGGCAGGGTTTTCCCCCTTCGTCGTCGCCCATTTCCCGCCGTCCCGGTAGCTTTCGGAAAGGGGTGGCGAGGACATCCTAAAGTCACATTTCGAAAACGTGATGTCGTGGCGCAAGTAATACGGTCTCACCGCACGATCGTCCTGGTCGAAATGCCTATGTGGAAAAACAAGTTATTTCGGAGGAAAAAACACGAATAAACGCGGAAATTTAGGTAAAATCGAGCCCAAATGAGGTCGGAGACCGGCATCATCTTCACCGCATGCGCCGGTCCGATGTTTCCATCATCCTTTTTCTCGCGTGGTTTCGCCTTAGTCATTGGCCAAGAGCATCCAAGGATTAAGATCTTCGGGTTGATCGGCCAGATCGATCTTGCCCCGGCTCGCCGGGCTCAATCCGAATTCGGCGAGCAGGCTTTGTGCATGGCGCAAGGCCTCGCTTCTCTGCGTGACCGCAGGATTCGACTTGAGGATTTTCTGCGCCTTCATCACCAGCTTGTCATCAGGTCCCGGTACCATGATGGTTTCGATCTTGAACGTGACGCGCCCGTACGCCTGGATGTCGGCGTTGCATTCCTCGATTTCGGCGAGCCGCACAGCGCAGAGCATAACCGTCTCCGAATCGACAGCCGAACCGATTTTCAACGCCTGAAGGCGCGTGCAAAGCACGCCGAACCAGAACGATGCCCGCGAAGAGATCTCAATCGCCGGATTGGGAGCAGACGGCGGTGCCTTCGGCTCGTCCTTCATCCGGCAGGGCTGCGCCGTTCCCTGAACCAGGTGCATATACCGCGGCTTCCGTTTGCGTCCCGCCATCAGGCTATCTTTCCATAAACTGCTCCCTGTGATGAGTTGCACTCAAAACACAGGCAGGGAAGATTTTTCTTCCGGTTGTCGACGCCCAAAAACCTCGGTTTGATATGGTCGATCGTGGCTTTCGTCGGATGAGACCCTGGTAAGGTGTCCACCGGTCGCCGACAGAGCTGGCAGACGTAGTCGTCGCGACGGAAGATCTCCCTGCGAAGACTTTCACGTATGTATGGTCCGTTTGGGCTCTTGGCACATTCCTGATAGCCATGATCGCGATAAAAATTCTTGATCTCTTCGCGATACAGATGCAGACCGACGCTCCGCAGGTGGCTGATCGAGTGTTCGGATCCGCAGAATACCCGGATCTTGCCATTGCGGTTTCGCGGACCCTTTCTCGGCAAGAACGGGTTGTTGCAATGAAGGCAGGTAGGTCGCCAAATGCGTTGGATTTCGCTGCCCCGGCTGATTTTACAGGCCGGTGAACAGGTTTTCCTGGTTCCCTTCGCAAGTTCTCCGGCGGAATTCTGCTTGACAATAAATTCCTTACCGCAAACGGGACAGTTCCGGATAACAGGGAAAAAGCGGACCTTCCGGCCATGGTGGCTTCTGAAGGCGATGTTGTTGGGCCAGTTCGCTTTTGAAGCGCATGAGATCGTGCAATATTTGATCCTGGGGCGTTCCGCGATAAAAGATCGGCCACAACAGAGGCAGAGACGTTCCGTCTTGATTCGCGACCATTTTCTTGGATTGGGATTGTGAAATATCCTATACCAGAGGCGCTTGAAAGTGTTTTTTCTCCGTTGAATGCAATCTCTATCGGCACAATACTTTCGCTTCCTGGTACTCTCGATTT